AAGCAGTGGTATCAACGCAGAGTACTATCGTTACCGCAGAGGAATAGTAGCAAACACCGCATCCTATGTCAACACATAGTGATAGCGTGTTCACGCTATGGCGCGGCATGCGACTTGGCACGGCCCATGCCCTAGCAAGACCCGTGCCTGGCCCTGGCATAGGCATTGCCCCGGCAAATTTCGTGCCTGCGGCGCATGGGGGGTGATCCCCAGAATGCGGTATTGCGTGCCGGGACTCCATCGGGCATTCGCCCGATGGATGCGTTCAGTTTGGAAAAATCCCAAACCAGAAAAAAAAATAATACTGAGAGGAAGAGTTGACTTTGTTGATATACTGCAATGCACACCACACCGCCCGGCTCGAGCTGAAGCTAGTCTGCACGGCAGACCGCCCGGAGACTTAAATGGCCGAGATCAAAAAAGTAGGCTATACGCATGACGCGATGATTGACTTTATCGTGGGCAATCCCTGGGTCACGAATAACGAGATCGCTCGGCACTTCGGCTACACAGTGCCCTGGGTCTCGACCGTGATTAACAGTGATGCTTTTCGGGAGAGGCTCGCCCAGCGCCGGGAGGATGTCGTCGATCCGCTCTTGCGCACCACGCTCGAGGAGCGCATTAGGGGCGTGCTGGACCTATCCCTCCAAGTCATAGCGAAGAATTTGGAGGTCAGCGCAGCTGTAGGCGGTAACATCAACGCGGCGATCCGTGTGCTGGAGCATGGGAGCCGGGCGCTAGGCTACGGGGCGCAATCGAAACAGCCCTCTGTCGTCGTGCAGAACTACGTCGCCGTGGTCCCGCCCAAGTCGATGGATAGTCAGGCCTGGACAGATCAGCACGCGCCCGCGGAAGTCCCTCAAGACCCCCAAAGAGCCCCCTTCAAGGGCTTCACCCTACCCCCCGCTGAGACACGGCAAGTGAAAGAATCCGCTCCAATCGTCACCAATGGCGACATTCTCGATGCGATAGAACGCGATGCCTAATGTAGACGGCAGCCCGACCTGGGATGAGTTCACTCAGCTCTTCAAGAATAGCGCCGATGACACTTGGAAGGACTTTTCCGGGCTCGGAATGGGGGCTGTTCGGGGCATACTGAACTCGCCCAGCGACCTCGAGCGCCAAGTCCGCGAAATTGCGAACTGGGGGAGTGGCCAGCCGGGCTTCGAAGACCCAATTTCCGAGGAGCCGGTTACACCACGCTTCGGAGATAAGCTCATCCCGGCGCCAGTAAACACGCAAACTCATCCCTATGCCACTGGCCTCGATGAAGACGGCCAAATGTTGGGCGGGTTGGTGGCTCCGGCGGTTGTCGGCGGAGCCCTGAAGACCCTCGGAATGGCTTCTGACGCGCTTGGCCCGATTGCAGGCTCGGGTGCGGGGCCAAAGTTGGGCAACGAGCTCGGCGCAATCAGGCTGCCAACGGACTATATGGGGAAGGGTGTTGCTACTTCGCATGCAGAAATGCTAACTTCCTTCGTTCCAACGGATGATCCGCAAAGAGTAGCTCTTGCCGACGCCCTCGCCAAGCACATTCTCAAGTTCGGCGGAAAGGCCAATGACCCACTGCACGATGTGCCGCTGCAAGGTGAAAATGCGGACCATTACGGTGATTTGTCCTCTCCCCTAGTTGATAGCTACCGTGGAAGAGCTGGGCTAGACGAGCTTCCTGAACCTAGGCCTGGGACCTGGGGAGCTCTCTTTGATAAGGAATTAGGAAGCAATCCATTTCTTCCAAAGGCTTTATTTGCCGGGCGAGGCATAGATGCTATAGAAAGGAGCCCAGCTATTCAGAATCAGGTAAACAATGTCTTTGAAAATACTGGCGTTGAACCAGAATTTTGGAACCGACAGTATGCTTCCATGCCAGAAAACTCGATAGTTTTTAAGTATGCAGACAACCTTCCAAGCAGTAAGGCACGTAGGGCCATTTGGGATCTCTATGATAATCTTCAAGGCGAGGATCTCACCGGCAAAAACTTTGCAGATTTAGTCACTAAGTCCAATCAAAACTACATCGCTGCTCTCGCTGAAAAGATGCGAAAGGAAAAGGGCGAGGTAATCCTCGACACGGGCGATGGTTATAACTGGCAAAGGCTAAGCCCGGAGCAGGCGGCCTGGGAGGGCGGGGATAAGCAACAGTCGAATTGCGTGGGTGGATACTGCGATGACATGCGAGCCGGGCGCACGCAAATTTACTCCCTTCGCGAGAACGACACAAACAAGCCCAAGATCACACTCAGCACCGGCTATGACAAGTACGGCAATATGGGCAGGCCCGACTACCTACCTCGCCGCGACCTCGATCAGCCCCTTAATGTAGTCGGCCAGATCAAGGGCCGGGCCAATCGCATTCGGCCCGAGTTTGCACCTCATGTCCAGCAACTCGCTGACCATCTGGGCCTCGATTTGAGCGGGACGGGCGACTGGTATATGATGAATCCGGAGCTTGCTAACGCGAAGCGCGACGAGTATTTAGCCGATCTCCGCAACAGGGCTATGGCAGGACGACAGCCAGAAGCGCCTGCGCCTGCGCCAGAGCCGACAGCTCCTGCGCATCATATACATTTTGACAACCTTAGAGACCGCTGGGCCAGTGGTCTAACGACTCAAGAGGACTTTGTTGGCCAGCCTATTGACTGGGCGACAGGCCATCCGGCGCCCCCAGGACCTCAATGGCTAAATCCGGCTTTTGAAGACTTGGAAGATGAGCCGATGCTTGATCCGTACGACCCTCACCACGTTATTGATTTTCTCAACAACAGACTTCAGTCTGACGTACCAGCGCATCCCGGTTCCTTTAGCGCTTTCCTTAATCCTAACACAGGCGAACACCGTATAGAATATAACCAACAGGGGCACCCTGACCAGATTGTAGGCCACATCCCTGTCGACACGGGCTTCGACCCAGACGACTTTGTGCTTAGTAATGAAGAGCTGCTCAACGATGCTTTAGATGGTTACATACACAACCCGGATCGGCAGGTTTTAATCGACTGGTTTAACAGGCGCCAGAGCGAGTCCCATCCAGGCCATCTCGGCAGGTACGTCTTGAGGCGTGATAACACTCCTGCCTATGACCCAGGTGGTAATCGGGCTCTTCAGCCCGCACATGCTCTTCACGACCTTTTCCGTGGGCTATCCCTAGATGACTAATAACGCCGTCCAGTACCAGCAAAACATCCTCTGGGCGCCACAGCCGGGCCCTCAGACCGCGATGATTGCTTGCCCGGTATTCGAGCTATTCTATGGCGGCGCCCGGGGCGGAGGCAAGACGGACGGGATGTTGGGCGACTGGCTCGATCACAGCGCAACGTATGGAGAAGCCGCCGTAGGCGTGTTTTTCCGCAGGACCTATAAGCAGCTCTCCGAAGTTATCGCCCGCTCGCACCAGCTATTCCCCAAGATCGGCGCCCTGTGGAATGGCGAGCGCGGCGAGTGGAGAATGCCAGACATCGGCCGGGGCCATGCCCGGCTCCTCTTTCGCCACCTCGAGCGGGACGCTGATGCAGAAAACTACCAGGGCCACAACTACTCCCGTGTCTATATCGAAGAAGCGACGAATTTCCCATCTGCTGCGCCTATCAACAAGCTGCGCGCTACGGTCCGCAGTACTACTCCTGGCATTCGCGTCGGTATGCGCCTCACTGGTAATCCTGGCGGCCCTGGCCATGCCTGGGTAAAGAAGCGCTACATCGACCCGCACCCGCCGGGCTACAAGATCCTCATTGAGGAGTTCGAAAACCCCTGGACAGGCGAGAAAATAGCCCTCGAGCGGGTCTTCATCCCGGCGAAGCTGATCGATAACCAGCTCCTGATGAAGAATCAGCCCACTTACATCGCCCAGCTCCAGCAAACCGGCTCGAAACAGCTCGTCGACGCCTGGCTCATGGGCCGCTGGGAGATGATCGCCGGGGCCTTTTTCACCGAATTTGACCCAATCAAGCACATCATAACCGCTAACGCCATGCTTACGGTCCGCCCGCACTTCATGATGTTCCGAGCGATGGATTGGGGCTTCGCAAAGCCCTTTTCCGTTGGCTGGTACGTCATCAGCGACGGGACTTGGGACGTGCCCGGCTTTGGCCCGATCCGGGAGGGCGCCATTGTTAAAGTTCGTGAGTGGTATGGATGCACAGGGACACCAAATGAAGGTCTACGACTCGATGCAAACGTGGTGGCTAACGGGATCAAGGCTATCGATCGAGAGCTCGCTGATGGTTTTGGACTCCGAGTGCGCTATGGCGTGGCTGACCCCGCAATCTTCGCACGAGATGGTGGCCCAAGTATCGCAGAGGCCATGTTTTCGTCTGGTGTGATGTGGAATCGGGCGGATAATCAGCGCGAGCCGGGCTGGCAACAGGTCCGGCACCGCCTCAACGGCACAGACGGCGTCCCATTGCTCTACTTCCTGGAGACTTGTGATGATACCGCGCGAACGCTGCCCGTTCTGCAACACGGCACTCTGGCGAGTCGGAACGAAGATCTGGATAGTGAAGGGGAGGACCACGCAGCTGATGAGCTGCGATATGCGTGCATGTCCCGTCCCTGGGTCGTTAAAGCCAAGGAGGGTGCGGAAGCGTTACGTTTCCCAAAGCTCCCCGCCCAAATGACCTTCAACGATCTGCTGGCTATGAACCGTAAGAAGCGGCTATCTTCCGAAGACCCTTTAGGAGTCTAGCTCATGTCCCAACCGAATCAGGTCTCGCCGACACCCTCCGAGCATGGGACGCCAATCACGACGAACAGCACAACGCTCGTGCAGCCCGGCCCGGCGATCTTCGATGGCTTCAACACCGTCGTCGCCGGGGCGACTTCGACGATCACAGTCTACGACAATACGACAGCTACCGGCACGCCAGTTTTCGTCGGGACTGCGAATACGGTGGGCTATACGCCAGCTGGTCCGGGCGACGGCATCCTCATGGGCACGGGCATCTGCATTGTCCAGGCCGGCGGCACCGCCGGGACCATTATCCCCCTCTACTCCCGCTACATCCCCTAAAATGCCCTGGACGCCGAAGCAGCATAGGCTCTTCGAAGCCGCGGCCCACAACGCCTCTGTCGCGAAGCGGGTCGGCATCTCGCAGAGCCGGGCGGGCGAAATGGCTGCCGAAGGGATCAAGAAGCCCATGAACCCAGTAATGCATACCCATTCCAGTATGGAGAACGATGTGGAAAAGATGCCTTCGCACCTGCGCAAGTCCGAGATCCCGTCGACAAAGGGCCGAAAGGCCCTGGGCAAAAACAAGCGCGGTGGCCCGTTCCGCATGCCCAACGAACAGGGCCACCACGCCAGCTTCCGCCATGAGGCGGATGAGGCCGGGACTGAGGGGCTCGATGACAACCTGGGCTCGAAAAGGAAGTCGGGCTACGGCGAGCCGCAGGGCGGGACAACCACAACCCCGGAGATGGGCGGGCCCTCCGAAGCTCTCCATGACGAGACCCGGGGCACGCACGAGCTCCCCGCGCACCAGTACAGTGCCTCGCATTCCGTCGCCCAGGAGCACAAAGAGCGTATCGCCCGGGCACTCTTGCGCGCCCGACGCTAAGCCATGTCCACCACGGCTGTAATTCAGCTGGCCAATGCTCTCATGGCCGTGGGCGTGCCCGCGCAGCCAGCCTCGATCATAGCCAACGCCATTCTCACCTCGAGCACCGCCTACGCCACAGACGGTAGCGGCAATGTCATCGGCCTTGTTGGGCAAGTTGGCGGCGTAGCGGGGCAAACAATTCCTCTATTCACGCCCGGCGGCATCGCCACCTTCCCAACCACAGAACCGTTAACCTCAGGTGTAATATGGCTAAATGGCAACGTATTGCAGGTCTCCTAGCCTGCCTTTTTTCGCTTGAGCCGGGCGCTCAAACCCTCGGCACGCCCAAGTTCAGCACCATCAGCACCCCGACGACGAACAATGTTCGCTGCACTGGCGTCGCGAGCACCGATACCGCCCTACTTCAGGCCGCCGTCGCAGCGGAAGCGGTAAGCACTACTTCCTACGTCATAAAGGTGTCGGGCCTTTGCCTGACCAACGCCCAGATCACGCTCACCGCGGCCAATTCGGGCCTGACAATCATCGGTGAGGATCGCCAGAACGCTACAATACGCATGGCTCCGGGCGCGAACTACAACTATATCTTCTACGACGGCCAGGGCGCCGGTAATACCCTCACCAACCTGACTGTCCGCGACATTACAATCGATGGTAACTACTCGAACCAGACAGGCGTACCTTCCTCGTCCATCTTCGCCTTTGGCGGTGGCGGGAGCTACACCTTCCATATGTTCGACAATGTCAACCTGATAAACTGCGGCAAGGCCTGCGTGCAGTACCAGACTACCGGCGCTGTCACAAACATCGACATTCGGGATAGCATACTCAACACTTCGGCCTGTTCTCAGCTCCTAATCTACGACGCCACGTTCGTCTTTATCAAGCACAACTACTTCTCCAACTACAATCAGAGCCTCCAGAGTAGCTTCTGCGCAGCGATTGTGGGAGCGGAGAGCACCTCGACAGCGAACGCGAACTGGAACGTAATCGACAATGAAGCCTATCCGAATGGCTCTATCGAGTTCTGGTTCGAGATGGACACGGCGGTTGGGGTTAACCCCTGGGCAATCAAGATCGAGCATAACAACTGCAATGCCCAGGGCGGCAACGGCTGTGGCGTGAGTATGTACGGCGACCATTCTGACGTTAGCTACAACAGCATCATCAATGCTACCTATGGCGACCGCTCCGGCTGCGAGTGCGCTGGTAACGATTTCCAGATCATTGGGAACAATTACTACAATGGGCAGATTAGCGTCGCCAACAACACGAACAATAACCCGACTGCGTACTTCAACGCGACAACTTCCAGCACGAACCTAACCGTCAACTCTGTCTCGAGCGGGGCCCTTGCCATCGGCCAGTTCGTATTCGGCCCGGGCGTACCTGTCAACACCTACATCGTGTCGGGCAGCGGTACAGCCTGGGTACTAAACAACTCCATCGGTGTCACGGCGCAGAACCTAACCGCTGGCGGTGCCTACGGCATCATCGTTAAGGACAACATTATCGGTCTGCACGGCGCCCCGACTGCTAATGGGGTGAGTGCAATCCAGGTCGCTGTAGCGAACCACGTCGAGATTCGAGACAACCTAATAACGATCAACTTCACAAACACAACGAACAGCTACCCTGCTATATATGTCGGCTTTTACGGCGGCGCCGCTCCCACCAACTACGTCATAGTCGAGGGGAATCGGGTTACGGACCTCTCCCCAAGCAGTTCCATGATCGGTATTAAGGTCAATGACTCCGCCACCACGCCCGACAACTACGTCTTCGTGCGCAGGAACACCGTCGAGGGGTTCCAAACCGGGCTATTCTTCGACTCCGACTCCTACTCAACCTACATCATAGCCTGCAGTAACGACTTCCGCTCCGTCGGAACTGCCATATCCGGCACCCCCGCCGGGACCGGCTCGAGTGTCTCCAACGCTGTCTGCACAACGAGTTTTTAGTGTCGACCAGCTTTACCCTTCGCCTTTCCTTCCTCAACAGCGGAAGCTATGTTGAAGGTACGCCTGTAGATCATATTAAGCTGGGCATCCAGCCGCCCGGCGGCTCGTTTGCGTATCAAAACCTGGGGCCGAACATCCAGTATGTCCAGGTCCCGCAGGCAATCGCTGGAACCTACAACATAACTTGGCAGGCATATGAAGACGCAGCCGGGACGATTCCCGTGGGTAGTGGTGGGAGTACTACTTACAGTTACAATCCTGTGGCTGGCTATCCATTGGCTCTCCCAACTAAGCTGTATATTACCGAGTCAGAAGCAGCCGGCTACGCCACCGGCCAGATTCTTTACCAGAACCTCGGCAGCTTCACTGCTAGCCAATACGTCAACAGTATCGTGTGCACGCTAAGTGGCCCGAGTTCTCAGACCGTAACCCTGGCTGCGGGGGCTACAACCACCACCTTCGGCCCCGGTATGGTCTTTGGCCAGTATAGCTACAGCCTCCAGGCTTACGACCAGAATGGCAGTGCCCTAGGCCCGCCGGGCAACGGCTTTTTCTGGTTCAACCCAACCCCCTCCGAGCCGCTATTCCTGCCCTCGGGTGTTGCTGCTAAGGTCTTCTCATGAGCGAAATGAAGCAGGGCTCGCCCGCGTGGTGGAATAAAGAAGTCGAGGACCGTTGCAAGGCCCTGCGCAAGGCGTGGCTGGACAATGCCGACAATCTGATTGATAAATACGAAGCGGAGGCCCGGGACAATGTCAACCCCACCTTCAACATCCTCTACTCCAACACGGAGACACTCCTCCCCGCGCTATATAACTCTACCCCGCGTCCTGATGTGGCTCGCCGCTACACCACTTCTACTGCTGAGCGCCTGCTTGATAGCGCTGTTGGTCAGTGCTCTGAGCGCCTGCTCGAGTATTCTGAGGATAGCTGCACGACTGATTACGGCAGTTTTGATCAAGAGATTCGTGAATCCGTGCTTCATGCTCTTGTTCCCGGCCAGGGCCAGACCCGAGTCCGAGTACTCCAAGAAAAGGGCCACCAGCAGCTCGTATACGACACCCTCGCCTACGACAGATTCATCTGGCAGTACGCCAGGAAGTGGTGTCAAGTCTCCTGGGTCGGGTTCGGATATGACTTGAACCAGGAGGGCTTCGAGAGCCAGTTCGCTAAGTTCTGCGCGACATCGGAGTACAAGAAATGGGCAGTCGGGGGCTGGAAAGCTCTGCAGCAGAAGTTCGACGAGGAGCAGCCCAATTCGAAGCCCCGTAACGAACAGACTGGGCAGCGGCGAGAGCCGAGCCTGCTCGTGTGGGAGATCTGGGACCACCCGTCGCAGGAGCTCAAGTGGATCTGCGACCAGTTCAAGGACGATTTCATCCATGAAGAGCCTTATCCGTTCCATCTTACAACACGTTTCCCTTGCCCTGATCCTCTTGTTTTCGTCAAGCGAAATAATAACCTTACTCCGAAGCCACTCTATGAACTATACGAGGCCCAGGACAAGGAGCTTCAAGAAGTCTCCCGGCGCCTGCTCCGCGTTATCAAGGCTATCCGGGCGCGTGGTGCGTACAATGCGAAGCTTACGGAACTCGAAAAGATCTTCTCGGAAGACAGCGACAATGCCCTGATCCCGGTGGAGAACGCCGACTTCCTCATGGCGGATAATAAGGGCTTCGAGAATGCGATCTGGATGGTCCCGATCGACATGCTTGTTGAAGTGGCGACCAAGCTAGCCGAGAGCCGGGAGCAGATCAAGCAGACAATTTACGAGATAACTGGCATCGGTGATCTTCTGCGTGGCCAAGCCGAAGCTAGCCAGACGGCAGCCCAGGCCAGCACACAGAACGCCTGGGGCACCCTCCGGCTCAAGCGGATGCAGAGTGATGTGCAGATCTTCTGCCGGGCCCTGTTCCGCATCGCGCTCGAGTTCATGGTCAACACCTACTCCCAGGCTACGATACAGGACATCACGAAGCTCGAGTACCTTACGCAGGGTGAAAAGGAGACCTATACCCGCCAAATGGCGCAGTACAAAATGCAGCTGCAGCTCGTGCAGAAGCAACAGCAGCAGCAAGCCGAGCAGGCCCAGGCGCTGGGCGCCCAACCCGAGCCGCCGATGCCACCTCCGCCCCCGCCTGTTCCGCCCGACAAGCTCCGCTTGATGACCTTCCCGGTCTGGGAAGAGATCATCGATACGATGCGGAACAAGTTTGAGCGTACCTACCGCGTCGATGTGGAGACGAATTCTACAGTAGACCTCGAGGCGACTGAGGACAAGCAGTCCATGTCCGAGTTCATGAACGCCTTTGGGCAGATGGCAGCCGGGCTGCAGAACATGCAGGAATCGAACCTATTGCCCTACGATCTGATCAAGGAGATCCTGGGCGAGATGCTTCGCCGCTTCCGATTCGGGCGCCGGGTTGAGCAGATACTGGAAATGGCACAGGCGCCGCAGGGCAACGGCCAGCAACAGGCTGCTGCAGTAGAGGCTATGAAGCAGCAGTCCGCTGCCCAACTCGCCGCGAAGGATGCACAGATACAGGGCGTCCGGGCCCAGCTCCGCGAAGCCGAGGCCAACTACGCGAAAGAGAAGATCGAATTGGTCAACGCACTCAAGCAGAAAGAGGTCGAACTTGCCACTGCGCGGGGCCAAGCCCAGATCGATGGCAAGATCGCGGAGCACGAATCCGCGCTCAAGGATGTCCAGCACGCAACAGAGAAGCAGGGCTTGCAGACCCAGGTCTCCGGTGCCCAGCGCCAGACCGAGATGGAGCGCTTGAACCATCAGCAGACAAAAGTCGGGCATCAGGGCGAGCTCTTCGCCCGGGACCAGGAACTCGGCAAGCAGCAACTCGAGGGCGAGAAAACCAAGTTCGGGTATGAAAAAGACCTCGCGGGTAAGGAGCTCGAAGGCAAGGCCCGGGACGTTGGCCACACGACGGAAGTGGGCCAGCTCAAGCTTGCCAATTCCGGGCAGTCTGTAAAACACTCCATCGAAGATAACGAGCGGACGAAGAAGGAAGCGGAAGCATCGAAAAAGGCGAAAGATGAGCCCGCTGCCCACACCGAGGCACTCAAGGGCCTCATCGAACACACGAAAGGGCTGGCGGAGAGTATGCAAAAGCTCCATGAGGCCGTCCATGCGCCCAGGGAAACCGTTATTGAAGTCGGGCCGGACGGCAAGAAGCGCGGAATTTCGAAGGTGATGCACTGATGCTACACGACAGGGTCGAGCGGGGCTGGCTCATGAACGACAACCGCCTATCCGGCGGGAAGCTCTTCGAGGCGAGTACATACACCTGCCCGCATTGCAGCGTGGTAGTCATTATCAACAAGGAGCGGACCCGGGAGAGAGCTAAGTGCCTCGGCTGCCGCCACGACATCTGCGACGCTTGCGGGGTTATCTACAGCCAAACCTCGACCTGCGTCAACATCGCTGCCCGGATCGAGCGGCATCGAGAGCATGTGGAGCGCCAGAAGCAGGCTGGCCTCCCAATCACCCCCTTCGTATTCTGACCTGACTAGCTTGAAAGGCACAACATGGCACGGATGAGCGCGAGTTTCCAGAACGCAACGATGGCTGCGGTTGCGGATACGACAACCTTCACCTCTGGGCAGGCCGCAGGCTTCCTCAGGAGTGGGGGCGCTACCCAGCAGCTCAAAATTAACGAAGTCTACATCGGCGGCGAGTCGGGCGCAAGCAACCCGACGACGATGGTGCTCGCCCGGGACTCGACGATCAGCGTCGGCACCCTCTCCGGCGGTGGGTTGAACACTTCCCTCGACTTCCTCTCAACGGCACCCGGCACGCTGCCCAGCTTCGGCAACATTGCGGGCACAACCTATCCCCAGCGAGGCGGCATCGCCAGTTTATACCTGCTCGATCTTTCCCTGAACGGCTATGGTGGGATCAGCAGGTGGCAGGCCCGGTACGGGGAGGAAATCACCCTCTACGGCAACACTGCGAATGGTGGCGAAGTCAGTCTGAGCTCGAAAGCGGGCACCGGACAATTCTCCGGCCACATCCTCTTCGAGACGGTTTAGGCTGGCGAGGCACAGGAGGGGCCTAGCAGGCCCCTTTTGGCACTTCTATGGCCATCGCCCGCGACAGTAGCAGTCCCGGAGCAATACTCAACTCCTACACCACGGGGCTGTACACCTATACTTCGCCGTCGTTTTCGCCGCCGGCGAACTCGATGCTGGTTTTCGCCATCCCGACGCCAGCCGGATACAATGCAGGCGCTCCGGGATGGGTGTTCAACACGCCGACGAACACTGGCACGCCGCTGACGTGGAACCTGCTGGCGATCCAGCAGGACGGGTCGTACAGCATTGGCGGCGTCGCGGTTTTCTGGGCCTATAACGCCGCGGCGCAGACCGGCATCACCTGCACCGCGACGGTCAGCACGGCGACGAGTTACACGGGGCAAACGGCGTGCCTCGATGTGTGGACCGGCACGGCTAGTAACTTCACCGGCGCCGCGCTCGTTCAGGGCAGCACGACCTCGTCGGCGGGCAACATTGCGATCACGACGACCGCGGCGGGTTCGCAGGTCGCCGGGATCTATCTCGAAGACTTCCCATTCAACTACCCGCCGTCGAGCACCGATGTTGCGCAAGGTATCTGGGGCGCCGCCTTCGCCTACGCTGGCCTGTGCATGTACAAGGCGGCTCCTGTCACAAATGCAGGCCCGACATACCTCAACGTCAACGACGGTAATACGTCTGGAGAAACTACAGAGTACATCGTCTACGAGATTCTGGCGGCCAGCGGCGGAGGCAGCCCACCTCCGATAGAAGTCCCGCCACAGACACTTATTCGGTATCCATTCCCCACCCCCGACACGAGCCGGGGTACGAATGCGAACCTTCTCCAGCCCACGGTAGCCCAGCCACCATTCAAGAACCTACTACCTGGGCTGGTCGAGTTCCGCAAGGACCTGGGCGTATTCAAGTACCCCTACCTTACTCCAACCCCGGCTCCCATCGGCGCCCAGCGAAGCGAGAGCGCCCCGCAGTACCCGTTCTTCCAACGTGATACAAGCCAGTCCTGGACCGCCTACCTACCAATCCCGGCGCCACTGTTGCCACCTGGACACTTTGCACCAGCGCGCAATCTATGGCAGCCGGGCGACTCGAGCCAGTCGACGAACCTGTCTCTATTGACAGTCCCGATACCGCCGACCATTCCCGCGCCACATCTTGCCCCGATCCGCTACTGGTTCCAGCCCTCGGACTCAAGCCAGTCTACTTCGAAAACACTCTACGCGGATTCGACCGTTCCGGTCTTCAACGTACCGCAATACCAGATCGACCCTATCCGCCCGGTGACGGATACGAGTCAGTCGAGCAATCTGTCCCTGATCACCGCAGTACAGCCACCCATCATACCCCCGGGCCACTTCGCTCCGATCCGGGCGCTTTGGCAGCCGGGCGACACCTCGCAATCCGTCCCGAAGGTCACCTTCGGTGACAGCACGATTCCGTTCTCTAACCTTCAGCAGCCCGTTCCGACACTATCGCTGCCCGTCGCTGACACGAGCCAGCCTTCTCCGCTCGCCCTTCTCGCTCCCTACGTTCCACCGCCAACACCTCCAGTCCAGCCCATCTACGGCGGTGGTGGCGGAGGTGGCTCGGGCACTAAGCAGCTCTTTCGGAAGAAGCTCAAGCCAGAGGAAGAGTTCCCCGGCCGGAAGGTACGGGACATCCTGGACGACATGACGTTGCCCGCGGTATCAGCGAAGCCTAGCATCCAACCAGTTGAGCAAGCTCTCCCTGACGACGACGAGGACGACCTCCTCTTACTACTCTAATGCCACTCTACACCTACAAGTGCAAATGGTGCGATCGACAGTTCGACGTTGTGCGTAAGATCGCCGAGATGGAACAGACTGAGCCCTGCACCTGCGGCGATTACGCCCAGAAGATCATCGTCCCGACCGCCGTGTTCAGTGACTATGAGACCTATTCCTGCCCCATCACCGGCAAGCCGATTGAGGGGAAGAAGGCCCACCTCGAAAATCTGCGCGCACACGGCTGCCGCATCTACGAGCCGGGCGAGACCAGCGACTTCATAAAGCGGAAAGCCGAGCGCGAACGGGCCTTCACGCGCAGGACAGAAGAAATCGTAGAAAAATCTGCCCGTGAAATCGGGCTCATTCGCTAGGAGACTGCAATGCCCGATGACATCGGTGGGAGTAGTATCGACGAAAGCATGGAATCGACCCTGGCCGAGATCGAGACCAGGGAATCCTCGGAAGGGAACGCAAGTGCCACATCGCCTAGCGAGTCCAGAAGTCCTGCTAGCAGTGGAGGGGCTGGTGCTCCTGCTAGCGCTCCGTCTGCTATACCTGCTGCAGCGACATCTGCGGCCCCTCCGGCCGCACCGACAGAGCCCTGGCGGCAAATGCCCCGATCCTGGAAAGGGGAGCTGCGAGACTACTGGCAGCGCCAGGATCCTCGCGTCATGCAGTACATCCACGAGCGGGAGGAGCAAGCCCTCCGCGGCATCACCCAATACAAGCAAGTAGCGGATCGCTGGGGTGAGGTACTCCGACCGTATGAGCAACAGCTTCGCCAGTACAACATCGACCCGTATAAGGCTGTTTCGAACCTCGTCGCCGTCCACACCGTCCTTCGCTTTGGCACGCCTCAGCAAAAGGCCCAGCTCGCCTCGATGCTTGACAAGGACTACGGCCTGGCGCAGTACTATCGTGGAGCGCCCGGGCAACCACCTGCTCCGCCGCCGGGCCCTGACCTCACCCCCCTCCAGAACAAAGTGGCCCAGATGGAGGCTGCACTGCAGCGCCGGGAGTTGGGCGAGGCCCAGGACGAAGTCGAACGGTTCATCTCCGATCCTGCCAACAAGTTCGCTGGCGAGGCTGCCCCTCGAATGCTTGAGCTTTTGGAGCAGAACCGTGCAAGTTCTCTTAAGGAGGCGTATGAAGTGGCGGTGCGCACTGACCCGGTGCTGTTCGAGAAACTCATAGCCGAACGCATCAGTGCAGCAACCCGACCGCCGGCTCCCGCCCCGACCAATACGCGCCCTAGTGCTACTCGTCCGTCTACAGCGGGGGCAGTACGCGGAACTATCGATGACACGATGCGCGAGACGCTGAGCAAAATCAACCAACGATAGGAGTAGTTGAATGGCCTCCCCAAATGCAGTATTTACGGAACTCGTCACGACGACGTACCGTAAGCACTATGATGAGCTGAAGGACAACGTGACGCGGAACAACGCCATGCTTCGGAAGCTCCGAAAGATGGGCAAGTTCCGCAAAGAGGATGGCGGTCTGAGCATCGCCATCCCGCTGGAATACGCCGAAAACGCGACGTACCAGCGGTACAGTGGGTACGACGTGCTGAACGTCAGCCAATCCGATGTGATGACCGCCGCGGAGTACCAATGGCGTCAAATCGCTGTCAACGTCGTGGCCAGCGGCCGCGAGCTGCGGATCAACAGTGGCTCCGAACGCATCTTGAATCTGGCGAAGAGCCGGTTGAAGAATGCGATGAATACCTTCAACAACAACTTCTCGTTCGATATATACTCGGATGGGAGCTTGGCGAACCAGATCAACGGTTTGCAAGCAATCGTGCCCGACTCGGGCCTCAATACGATTGGTGGGATTAACGGGACCAGCTGGACGTTCTGGCGCCCGTGGGTCCAGTCTGCGGCAGCTCCGCTCCAAGGCGGCTCTGCCGTAACCGTCGGCCCGTCCACGATTGAGGGGCTGATGCTGGGCCTCTACTTGAACCTGGTCCGCGGTGCCGACGAACCCGACCTCGCGATCACCTCGAACGACTACTTCCAGTACTTCGAGCAATCGCAGACTTCGATGAAGCGCTACACCGGCGAAGATGCCGATGCGGGCTTCGTCATGATGAAGTACAAGAACGTCGATGTCATCTTCGACGGGAACTCGGGCATCCCAGCATCGCACATGTACATGCTGAACACCGAGTACTTCGAGGTCGTCGAGCACAAGGACGCGGCGATGACGGTAAGCGAAGAAACGCGGCCATACAACCAGGATGCAGTCGTCATCCCGGTGCTGTGGATGGGCAACCTGGTTTGCTCCAACCGTTTTCTGCAGGGCGTCATCCACGCATAGCGTCATACGCTACGTCGTGGTAGTCGTCGCACATTTGAAAGGATACTGAAATGGCAGGCCGTGTAGCATATCTCGCCGGGGTGGGTTCGTTCCCCCTTGACATCTGGGACGCGTGGTACGGTCCCTTCTCCGCTGGACCAGCCGTCCCGCCAACCGCTATGGGGAACGGGCTTCCCCTCGGTACGATCATCGAAAGCTACGATGACTACTGGGGGTGGGGCGAGTTTCTTCTGTGCCAGTTCCAGACAGCCAGCACCGCCGTCCCGACTGGCACCGTTGTTGTCTGGGACAACAACTACATCGTCAGTGCATCGCCAGCGACAGCGAATACGGGTCGCCCGGTGGGCATCCTGTCCACGAACTTCCTCTCGGACAGCACCGTGGGCGCACTGACGTACCCGTGGAACCAGGTCCAAACGACGAATCAGCTCTATGGCTGGGTCTGCATTGGCGGGCTGTGCCCGGTCCTCGCAGCGTCCGCCCTGACCGCGGGAGGCTTGAACCAAAGTGCAACCGCGGGCCAAGCGCAGACAACCCACATCGCGGGCCAACAGATCCTCAACGCCTACACCGTCGTCCCCACGGCGACTGCGTGGAGCCGTTTCGGGTCCGCGACGCTGCCTGGCAATACGATCGTCGGGCGCTCGGAGATCTTCGTCAACGACAAGACGGGCTTGTTCCCGGGCATCAACCTGAACGCATCCCCGGTCAACTTCCCGGCGAACTCTGCCGTTACCGACATGCAGACCGGCCGGAACAACTCATTCCTCGTGGCCAGCGGCAATGCCGCAACGCTCTCCGGGCCCTGCACGATCACGCCGAGCTATACCGGCGGCGGCTCGACCTTCGGGCTGGCGATGGTAAGTCGGCCGTTCATCCAAGGCGCTATCACCTAAGGAGCCATCATGGCACTAGCCAAACGGATGATAGCGACGGGCGTGGCGGCGCAGCAAGCGCTTGCCACGAACGGGCAGGTCACGCCCTCCTTCGCCTGTCTGGGTACGACGCAGGCAACCGCTGCCCCGATCACCACGGACATTATCTACATTACCTCGTCCGGAGCAAGCACGAGCGGGGCGGTACTGCCAAACGATGCCGTGCCGGGCGACAGCATCCAGATTATGGCTGCATCCGGCATCTCGTCGGCTCCGAAGATCTACCCGCCGCTCGGCGGGACGATTAACGGAGGCGCTACAAACGCCGCAATCAACATGACTACGAGCGGCTCGAGCTTCGAGCTGTTCTGCCTCGGCCCGCTCACCTGGGTCAGCGTCCCGTACACTCCAAGCTAAAGCACTGCCTGACCCCGTCTCCTCAGGCATCTTCCCAAGGGCGCAAGCCCTTGGGCTTTTTGGAGACGAAAGGAGACTACCATGACAGACGTTCGCCGCCCCTTTATCAAGTTTGAGCGCCAGGCTGTTGAGGACCGGGCCATGTCGGCTCAGTCGGGCGTATACATGGCCCGGGACAAAGACTTCATTATCATCATCCCGCACGGGTCTGAAGGGAAGACCGAGCTGCGCGAGGAGTACGACTTTTGGCTCGCGAAGATGGAGAAGCAAGTCGGGCCGACCCGGGCGCCTGGCAGCGACGCCGGTACCCCCTTCATCGTTGAGTCCCGCTTCCCCCGTGAGTGGCTCGATGAGATCAAGAAGGGCTACGCGGCGTGGCTGAAAGGGGAAGAGCTACCCGTCGACGGCACCCCGCTGCGCCAGTGGGCCGTCCTCCCACCCTCAATGCTCAACAACTTCCTCGCCCAGAACATTCGGACGATTGAAGAGCTGGCCGGGGCGAGCGACGAGGCGATCAACCCCTGCGGGATGGGCGCTGTAACGTTCCGCAATCAGGCCCAAAACTGGATCAAGATTAACAAGGAGAACGAGCGGAACAAGCTCGTCACCGGCCTCGCCCGGCTCGAGCAGGACAACGTCCAGCTCCGCCAGCAGAACGCCGACATGCTCAAACAGATCCAGGAACTGATCACCCGGCTGCCAAACACCGACCCGACCAACGTCATGCAACAGCACGCCGCTAAGAAAGCCGCGTAGTTGCTCTCGATCCTGCAAATCGTTCAGGAGGTATGCGGGAGGTCTAACCTCCCCATCCCGACTTCAGTCGTCGGAAACACCGACCCGAACGTGGTGCAGATGAAGACTCTCCTCAACGAGCTGATGCAGGAGACGGTTAAGACCTACCGCTTTCAAGTCTGTATAAGCAACCCAACCTGGACCAGCGTTGCCGCTAACATACAGGGCACGATTGAGTCCCTGTGGGGCGTAGAGCCCGAGTCCCTGGTCAACGCGACAGTCTGGGATTTCACCCTGCGTAGGCCAATCTTCGGCCCTCTAAACGACACGAACTATCAGATCATTCAGGCCCTGGTCCCGACCGGGCCGATCTTCCAGTACCGTATCCAAGACAACAACTTCATCATCTACCCGACACCGCCAGCGGGCAACACCCACTCCGCGATTCTCCGGCTGAAGAACTGGCTTGCCGTGGGGGGCAACACCAGCACTACGGCCTACTACATCCAGAACGATACCGACACGCCGCTCATCGACGATACTACCGTCATCATGGGGCTTAAATATCGGTATAAGAAGGAAAAGGGCCTGCCTTATGCGGAGGATTTCGAGTCCTGGAACAACATGATCTCGAACATCGCCCTGCGGGATGGATCGAAGAGCCTTCTATACCTCGACAAGGCGTCGCAGGAACTCGTCCCGGGCATCTTCGTCCCGAGCGGGAATTGGAGCCTTAGCGGAGGTAGTTAATGGCCCGCCAACCGTTGCAGGACCAGCGCCTTCCTGCCAAGCAAAAGTCGATGATTCAGAGTTTCCCGCCGCCGGTAGGTGGCTGGAATACTCGAGACAGCCTGCCGAATATGCCCATCACCGATGCTGTGGTGGCGCAAAATGTGCTCTGCCAGCCCGCCCAGGTCGTGACGCGGGACGGGAGTGCAAACTGGGTTACAGGCTTCGCCAACGCTGTCAATACGCTCATGCCGTATAACAGCTCCACGCCCGCCTCGATGAAGATCTTCGGGGCGAGCGGGACCGGCATCTATGATGTGACCTCGAGCGGGGCTGTAGGCGCCGCCGTGGTGAGTGGCCTGACAAACAGCTGGTGGCAATGGGTCAACTTCGCCACGAGCGCAGGCCAGTTCCTTATCGCTGTCAACGGCAGCGATTCGATGCAGACCTACTCCAACGGAACGTGGACGGCGACTGCGACACTCCCGATCACTGGCGGGGGGAACCTCAGCCTAAACACAGTGGTCAACGTCGGGATATATGAGAGCACGCTCTACTTCGTACCGGCGAATACACTCGGCTTCTACTACCAGAACGCCCAGAGTATCTTCGGCACGGTAAGCTACTTCAACCTTGCCGCACTCTGCACACGCGGCGGGTACTTGATGGCGGTAGCGACTTGGACTGTCGACGGGGGCAACGGCCCGCAGGACTACTTCGTCGCCATCACCAGCGAGGGCGAGTTCGTCGTCTACCAGGGCCTTGCCTTCAGCATCGCTATCGGTACGAGTGGCTATATGCAGCTCGTCGGTGTGTACTACATAGGCCGGCCTGTTGGTCGCCGGTGCTTCATGAAGTTCGGCGGGGACCTGCTCATCCTCACCGAGCGGGGCATCTTCCCACTCTCCTCCGGTCTGCAAAGTGCCACGATCGACAAGCGCGTGGCAATTACGGACAAGATCGAGCCGAGTTATGTCGAGCTAGTCTCGGATACCTTCAGCACCAAGGGCTGGCAAATAGAGAACTGCCAGTACGGCCAATTCCTCATTGTGAACGTACCCACCTCTCCCCCACAGCAACTCGTCATGCAGTATCAGACGCGGGGTTGGTCTAACTGGACTGGATGGAATGCAAACTGTTTTTTATACTTTGAAGGTGTCCTATATTACGGTGGCGCGACAGCAGTATACCAATCCTTCACTGGCGAATCTGACGTGGGGGCTAACATCGTCGCTGCCATCATGCCCGCCTTCACTCAGTTCAAGATGTCCGGCCAGCAGAAGCATCCGAAGCTCATCCGGCCGTACTTCGAAGCGGATGGTAACTTCGGCTATTCACTTACCGCCGCCACCGACTACAGCATTCCGACCACGCTCAACCCAGCGCAATCGGTAGCTACGAACTTCGGTGTTTGGGATCAAAGCCTCTGGGACGTAGCACAGTGGGGTGGGAACTCCATCCAAACGAAGCAATGGGGGACTATAGCTAGCTGGCCCTGCGTGGCTTTCTCTCCCTACTTCAGCATCGCCACGAATAGCGCCCAGGTCGGGCTTACAGCCTACGACGTATTGATGGAATATGGAGGCGTGCTGTGAAGTTGGTACTCGAACCACAGCAGGCCATCGTGGATTGGGTAGCGGCCCGGGCGCATTGCGGCTCGCACAATCAGATGTCCGGCTTGCTCTACTTCGACTCCGACAACAGACCCGTCGCCGGGGCAGCCTTTGAAGACTGCACGGGGAATACTGTGACCGTGCATATAGTCTGTCTCGAGCCCACCGCATTCCGCACCCTCATGCGTGGGATTGCAAATTATGCTTTTGGCCAGCTTGGCTGCTCGCGTTTGACCCTCTATGCAGAATCTACTAATGTCGCGGCATTGGAGTTGCATAAACGGCTTGGCGCTGTCCCCGAGGGTAGACTCGTAGGCGCAAGTCGATCAGGGGATGACATCCTCCTTTCCCGGTTAGATCGAGACAACCGATTCTGGAGGAAGTGGAATGGGCAGCAAAGGCGGGTCGGCACCGGCGACACCTGACTATTCGAGCCTGATCGCACAACAGGGCGCGATTAACTACGGCGACTTTGCGAACCAGACATCAGCTGGTCGCGTCGATCAGACCAATCCCTACGGCACTACGAGTTGGCAGGCCCCTCCCGGCTTCTACACGGCCGGGGCGACGAGCCCGACTTCGAGTGGCACGGGTAGCACGGGTAGCACCAGTTCCGCCGGTACGAACATCTCCGACGGTCTCCCCTCCACAACCTACGGTGGCACTGGGCAAGCGCCAAGCCCGTTCGACGGTGTCGCTACTTCGACCGGCGGCCAAGCTGTGCACGGGCAGCCCGCGCCGACAGGTTCCTCTGGCGTAACGGGCAGCCCAAGCAGCCCGGGCGCTACGGGCAACCCGCAAACGCCTGCGGGACTGCTATCCTTCGGCGGGGCTGTACCGACCCCATCCAGTGAGCCCTGGACCGAGAGCAGCAGCTTCAGTCAGCCCGTTGCCAACGTCGTAAACCCGGCTCTGTCTGGGGCTAGCGGCGCCTTGGCTCAGTTCAACCCGTCGAACAATCCGCAGTTCAACCCGGCGCAAGTCGGGCAAGGGATCTACCAGGGCGAAGAGGCTCTGATGCAACCGCAGATGCAGTCGCAGATGAGCGCCCTGCAGAATAGCCTTCAGGCCGAGGGCTACGACATCAATCAGAGTGGCGGTGCGCAGACGGCGATCAATAATCTGCAGAACCAGCAGAACTTGGTCAACACGAACCTGGCCGGGCAAGCCATTGGCGAGGAGATACCCCAGGGAGCGCAGGCGCTGCAAGCGGAGCAGAGCGCGCAGACCCTCCCGCTGAGTGAGGCGAGTGGGCTGTTCGGGCTCGCGAGTAGCGCGGGATCGCTGTTGCCCGCAGGAAATGCACAGACCGCGTCGCTGTCGCCCGTGGATTCTTCCGGCATCACGCAGCAGGGTTACGCAGATCAAGTTTCCGCGTACAACGCGGATCAGGCCTCGGCAGCGTCGAACTTGAACGGCCTCTTCGGTTTGGCCGGGACTGGAGCACTGGCTTATGCGCTCGCTCTCCCATAAGCGCAAAGTCTGACATTGAGCAGGTTGGAAATTGGAGCCACAGGATGACTACGAGCAGCGCAGCACAGATGGACCCAATCACGCAGTATATGCTCGCCCAGCTCATGCAGCAGGGCGGCGGCGGTGGGCAATACAATAGCCAGCCACAGATGCAAGGCGGGCAGGGCCAGGTCTCGCAAGCGCCCCGGGCGAGCGTCTTGAGCTCTCTCGGTGGCGCTTCCGGCGGCATACAAAAGGCTCTGATCATGCAGGCGCTGAAGCAAAGGCTGCAACAGCAACAGCAGCCGCCCCCTGTCACTGGCTACGGCGCGGCGGGCGAGCAGATGGCTGACCAGAACATACAAAACTTCGGTTATCCGGCTGAGGCAAGCAGCTAATGGCTGAATCCACAAACATGCTGGCACCGCAGTACAACTCTGCGATGCCGAACAACATGCAGCAGCTGGCGCTGCCGCCACAGTATCAAGTCCCGCTCGACACGGCGATGCTGAAGAAGGCGATCGCCCAGGCCTTAATCTCGCGGGGCGGGCAGATGCCACAGGGCCAAACCATTGTGACCGGCGCTGGTGCGCCAAACCGCTACGTTCGCCCGGCTCTTACGCAGAACCTCGGCACGGTTGCCGATACTTACCTAGGTGGTAAGATGCTCAATCAGGCCCTTGAGCAGCTCGGCGGGACCATGAGCAAGTATCAGGCAGATCATCAATCGGCCATTCAGGACGCCCTAGCTCCCTTCGTCAGTGGCGGTGGGACGCCGACCCCCGCTCCCGCTGCAGACGGGCCTGGGGCGTCCACCCCTTCTGTGATGTCTGGAGCAGCGGGCCTTCCCGTGACTTCGCCGGGCCCGGCACCACAGACTCCAATGGACAGCCATCCTTCCGTGACAGCAGACATGGCCATTCGGACATACAGGAAACTGGCCTCGAGTATATTTCCAGACCAGCGCGAAGCAGCAGCGAAGCTAATCCCTCTCATTGGCGAACTGCAAAAAAATGAGAGCGATCTTGCCCTGCGCGCTAAGACCTCTGCGTTTGAAGCTGGAAAGGGCTCTGCCACGGCCGACTCTATCGTCGCCAACGCCCCGACGCTCAATGCAGCCGGGCTCAAGGCCCCGCCGAAGATTGGTGGTTCCCCGGGCTCGGATAGCGGCGATCCGCATATCACGAACCTCGCGCCGGGCATGTCTATGGATGATAGGACTGGTCTAATCAGCACGCAGAACCCACAATCTGGCGCCATCAGCAGCCAAGAAGGGTTGCCCGGCCAGCTTGCGAAGCAGACAAACCAGAAGCTCCTCGACAACGCTGCGAACGAGTTCGAGGCGCTGCGGAAGGACAACCCCGACGCGATGGAGTCGGGAATGACTGCAGCCAAGGCCCGGGCCTACATCGCCCTGGTTGATTCGGGATTGCTGAATACTGGCCTGGGCGTGGTCACGAAGCAGAATGCCCAGCAGCTTGGTGCCCTGTTCGGTGGCTCTCCACCGCCTATCGGTACGTCCCTGACGAAGGTGGCCCAGCAGCTCGCCCTTTCGTTCCTCGGGGCAGGGCATGAATCCAGCGGCGTCGGGGCGATTCGAAGCACGAAAGAGTTTCAGGCCTTCATGGATACGAGCGGGGCAACGATGAACGCGCCCCCGCCAGCTCTGCGCACGATCGCTGGCACGATTGCGGAAGAAGAGGAAGCAAAGGTCCGCAAGTTCAATACCCGGGCGGACAATCTGACGCTGGATTCTGCGGACGGGAAGAATGGCTTGCTTCCGAGCCGGGTCCGCGGCTACCGAGTGAATCAGATTGACATTCCCGACTTCCAAGGTATGATGCCGATTCCCCAGCGGCATGCAGCCACTGCTGCCACTGCTACCCAGCCTGGCACCATCCCCCGCGTCTATAGCAATGGCCAGCCGGCGCCATAATGCCCATCGTCACGCTCAATGATGGGCGCAAGTTCGAGGTAGTAACCAGGCCCGGCGAGTCGGACGATGATGCCGCTGTCGCCTTCATGCGGCAGAATAATAGCTCGCAGCCCCTCCCACCGCCTCAGCCAACGCCTGACCTGCAGGCTGGCCGGTCGAGCGTCATGGACCCGAACGGCGGACCGAGCTGGGCCGATCAAGCCCAAGATTGGGCGAAGTCGCTGCTGTCTGCTCCCGGCTCCGCCATCGCTGGCATGTCCTCGCTCCCAGCGAAAGTCCCGGTCGGTCTCTTAGGCATCTACCAGAACTTCGTCAATGGGCAAGTCAGCCCTGGGCTGAAGCAATTCGGCGGGAAGGTCACGGACGCCGAAAACGAGATGCGGTCAAAGCTGGGTGGAGACTACGACCCGCATACAAATACAGGGCGGTATCTCAAGAGCCTAGCAGGAGATGTAACTGGCTCCTTGATGACCGGTGGTACGAGCCTTCCTGACCTCGCCCTCGCCGCTGCTAGTGGGCTCACCAGCCAGGCTGGTCAAGATATGGCAGGTACGGCTGGTGGCTTCGCCGGTGCAGCCGCTCCATTCCTCGGCCGTGCGGCGATCAGGACAGCAACTCCTGCGGGCAATGTCTTCGCTACTGGTCGAGACGCCATGAATAGCATGAGCCTGGGCGAGCTGGAACAGATGCGCCAGCTCGAGGCTTCAGCCACAGCTAATGGCGTGCCGTCAATGGCTTGGCAGAACGCGCCAGCGCAGTCAACGCTGCGGAACGCTGGCTCGACTTATGCGACGAAGTCGGGTGCGAAGCAGATCCAGGAAAACCTCCGTGACTTGCAGGGAGGTGTTCCTGCGCCCGGGCACGCGACCGCGGATCAGTTGCAGAACCTCGCCCGGATGAAAGGTGGTGATCCGCTCGCCCTCGGCTCTCCCGACTTCGCGCCACCGCAACCCTCGGGCGTGGTTGGTGATCCTGAAGCTGCCCAACGCCTCGCTCAGGCGCTGCGGGAGACCGACGTGCTGCGCGGTAAGCAGGCGACTTCGGAAGCCCAGGGCCTTGGCAAGTCGGGCCACGAGTTCGGCGGTATCGCTCTCGCCACCGATGTTCTCGAACACATAGCCCCGAGCGTAGCCAAGCCCGCAGCTGCTGTTATGGGCGCGGGAGAGTTCGCTCGGACGGGATTCCTGAAAAGCCTCCTCGACGCGCCAGCCCGCAAGGCCGCTGATGAGCTATTCGGCTCGTCGACTGAAGAAGAGTTCCGCAGGAAGATGATGCAGAACCCGAAGCGGGACGCTCTAACCTCACTATTCCGGGCGGCTACGACAGCTCCTGCGTCAACAGGTAACTTCCCGTCGTACTCTGATCAGCAAGGACAATGATATGCCCTTCAATGGCTCTGGTACCTTTAACCTGACCGGGGGCTACCCTTACGTCCCAAACACGACGATTGTCAGCGCAAACGTCAACGCCCTGCTCGCGGATGTAGCTAGTGGCCTGTCTGACTGCGTCACACGCGACGCGCAGGGCCTCTTCAACACCGGCATCAACATTGCGAACGATCTGTCCTATACGCCGCTGGGAAGCGGGGCTGTAGCTACCACGATCGGTGCCCGACTCAATCAGAGCTGGGTATATGATGCAGCCTGGGGTGCGGACCCCACCAACACGACTGACAACTCGACGAATATCAGCGAGGCATTGACTGCCCTCGGCAATGCTGGCGGGGGAGAGCTAATCATCCCGGCCGGGACGTACAAGTGGGCGAGTACCTCTCCCGTGACTGTGCCCGGCTGGCTGCAGCATCCGTGGACTCGGGCGCTCGGCGAGCGTGTTTTCCGCCTCGGTCGCCACGGCGCAGATGTTTAATGTTGCCAATTCTAACTCCGCGCTCAGGAGCTTAGGCTTCACCGCCGCCGTCACGCAGACATCAGGTAGCCTTTGGATTACCCTTGCCGGGGCCAGGACGGTGCTGGAAGACTTCGCCTGTACAGGTGACTTTACGGCTGTGGAGGTTACAAGCTCCGGGCGGGTACTGAGTGGCATATTTAGCAGCGGGGCGAGCGGTGGTTCCCGGATCATAATGCTGTGCGGAAATACGAACCCGATTCTATCCACGCTCCTCTTCAACCTGCAAAGTGCGCCTTATCCCAACATCGGGATCAATCTTCAGCATTGCTCGGGCCTGTTAGCAGACAAGATCTACTCCGTTACGCAGGGAACGGGCCTGCAGATAGGCCCGAACACGGGTCAGATCTGCTCTACGAATACCTTCATGAACTGCCTTTTCGAGAACGCAGGTACCGGTGGCTGCGTCAATATCGGCCCGGCAAACAGTGGTGTAGCAACAAACAACAAGTTTGTTGGCGTCGGGGCAACCAGCAATTCGGGAGGGCCCGGCTTTTCCATATAACGGACCAGTTGTGGGTGTGGAACTGATCGGCTGCGAGGGTAGCGGGAATAGCCAGCAGGGACTGGTTACTAGTGCTACTGCGACTGGAAGTCCGACCAACATCCGCATTACAGGTGGCGGCTTCGGCGGCAACTCTGGTGACGGGATTTCGATTGCCAGCGCAATATCTACCGCGATCGATGTTAAGCTGTTCAATGTCAACATCGGGGCCTATGATGGCTGGGGCAACAATGGAGGCTACGGGCTAGACTTTGCAGACTCCAATGCCGCGCTGACGAGCGGCGTTGCTATCGGCTGCAGTTTCACCGGCAACAGCTCCGGGAATGTCGGCGGCCCTGGCTATTCCTCCACAGCAACCCCGTTCAAATTCCGCGACTGCACAGGATTCGTCACGGACCAGTATGGCTCTGTCGGTCTTTTATCCGGTACTGCAACGGTCACTTTTCCCAGCACGATGGCTGCCGTTCCGAACACTGTTAGTGTAACCGCCGGCAGCTCTACCAATGCCGGAAATATATGGGTAAGTGGCCTAAGCACAACCGGCTTTACGATATTCACTTCCGGCACTTCGACTGCCACTGTCTATTGGGAAGCGAAGGTTTAGCTGAATGCCAATCCGAGGAAATAGCAATGACAATCGAAGCCAAAACCGTCTTTCTGACGAAGAGTTCAATTCCCTCACGCGACGAGTTACCGAAGCGGTCCTGGATCAGCTCGAGCTCAAAGCTTCGCGTGCCGCTTGGCGAATTATTCTCGCGATCCTTGGGGCGAGCGGTGTTGCGACTGGTCTTTGGCACGCGGTTGAAATGACGCTGTTTCATCAGAATGAAACTTACACCGAATTTCAGTCTGGAAGAGCTACTGTTCTCGAGCACGGCAGCCCGGCTCGGGATCGACAACAGCCCGGCATCGGCTATCATAGCC